GCATTGGCGATCATTACGGCATCCGAGCCGCCTGTGGGGATCAGCACCGACCCATCATGGTACGAGTGCAAGTTCTGTGACTACCACAGCATCTGCCACGGTAGTGATGTCCCAGCCCCAACCTGCCGATCATGCGCCCACGCCACGCCTGAGATGGATGGCAAAGCCCGTTGGAGTTGTGCAGCCCATCAGAAAGACTTGCCAGTAATGAAGCAGCGCACTGGGTGTAACTCCCACCGATACATCCCAATCTTGCTTGCCAAGACAGCGCACCCCGTTGACATGGTTGGTGACGCGGTGGTGTACCAGATGGGCGACAAGCAGTTTGTCAACGGTGACCCTGCGGTTGATGTGGCACACCTTGCCAGCGCTGAGATACACGCCTGTAAAGAGAAATCTGCGCTGGTGAATGAGTTTGTGACCGACCTACGCAAAGAATGGAAAGGGAAATTTGTATGACCACGCCAATACCAATACAAGAGATCACGCTGCGCGACTACTTTGCCGCTGCCGCCTTGCAGGGTAAGTTGGCTGCTGGCGCTACCCATGAGAAGACAGCCGTAAGGTCGGCCTATCAGTATGCTGACTTGATGTTGGAGGAGCGCAGCCGTGATCCTGCGTGACTATCAGTCCCGCGCAGTCACCGACCTATTTGACTGGTGGACAAAGCACCAAAGCAGCGCTGACATTCCGCTGTTAGTGCTTCCAACCGCCGCAGGTAAGTCGGTGATCTGCGCCGAGATTGTGCGCCAGATGTGGGATCAGTGGCCTGACTACCACCCCCGCACGGTGGTGCTTGTGCCATCTAAGGAGTTGGCAGAGCAAAACGCTACCAAGTTGCAAGCCCTGTTGCCTGACCGCATCCATGTGGGGTTTGTCAGCGCAAGCCTAGGCAAGAAGCAGCACAACGCCGATGTGATTGTTGCCACCATTGGCAGCATCCACAAAAGCGCCCACCTATTGGGTGACATCAAGTGCGTCATCATTGACGAGGCGCACTTGGTGGACACCAAGGCACAGGGGATGTACCGCAGCTTTCTGTCCAAGCTAGGTGAGATTTGCCACTTTCGGACCGTGGGCATGACAGCCACGCCGTTTAGGGGTAATCAGGTTTGGCTGACTGACGGTGACGATCCGCTGTTCACTGGGATCGCCAGCCGAGTGTCAATGCGTGAGTTGCTTGATGCCAAATTTATCGCCCCCCTCGTACCGCCAGCCGCCCCGATGCACATCCGCATTGATGCCAGTTCAGTCGGCATCTCCAATGGTGACTACAAGGTTGGTGAGTTGTCCGATGTGGTTGAAAAATACTTGTCACAGGTAGCCGTAGAAGCCACCAAACTGGCATCTGACCGCCTCAAATGGATAGCCTTTACACCTAGTGTCAAAAACGCCGAAAGCCTTTCAGATCGACTTAATTCGTTGGGTGTTTTAAGTGAGGTTGTCTGCGGTGAAACGCCGCCTAAAGAACGCGCCGACCTGATCCGAGATTTTAAGACTGGCGACATCCGCTGCTTGGTAACTGTCTTAGCCTTGTCGGTGGGTTTTGATGTGCCTGATGTGGATTGCATCCTGTGGTGTAGGCCAACCAAGTCGCCAGTGTTGTATGTCCAAGGCATGGGTCGAGGCACTCGCATTGCTGATGGCAAAGATGACTGTTTGGTGCTTGACTTTACCGACACTGTGGAACGCTTGGGGCCAGTAGACACGATCAAAGGGCGAGCCAAGCGCACGGGTGGGCCGCAAGAAGCCCCATTTTGCGTTTGCCCTGACTGTGGAGAGCGCAACCTTGCATCTGCACTGGTCTGCACCGCCTGTGGCGCAATCATTAGAGAGCCAGTGGCTGAAGTCAAAGATGTGAAGGTGTCCTACGCCGCCCTGCTGTCTGCCCAATCAGCCGAATTGATTTGGCACGATGTCAGCAGGGTTGACTACAAGCTGCACCGCAAAGAAGGCAAGCCTGACAGTATGCGGGTGGATTACTACGATGGCCTATTGCGCTGCGCCAGCGAGTGGGTGTGCTTTGATCATATAGGCTACGCACGGCAAAAGGCAATTAACTGGTGGTGCAAACGCACATTGAATGATTTGCCATCGGGTGTTGAGGGAGTTTTGAAGTGGTTGTCCAACAACTCAATTGCCCAACCCACTCGCATTGCAACACGCCGAAACGGAAAATTTACAGAGGTAAAAGAATATGAATTTGATCGAATTGAACGCCATCAAGACACACTTGAAGCAACAGCTAACGCAGATTGACAAGATACAGGTCAACTGCCAAACCTGTACAAAATTACAGTCAGGGGTATGCCAAGAATTTACCGCCAAGCCACCAAAAGAGTGGTTGACAGGCATGGTTGACTGCAATGTGTGGGAGTGGGATTCCATCCCTTTCTAGCGGTATGCTAGAATTTATACTCAATCAACGAAGGAGACAAGAAATGAGCAAGATAAGAATCCAATTGGTAGAAGACGAAGAAACCCCATCAACATGGGAAAAAATGTGGCGCAGCCTTATGACATTTGCTAAGTGTGTCGGCATCGTTGCCGCCATCTGCTTTGCCATTGGGTATTTCAGTGATACCAAAGCACAGACCAAGCAGTGCGAACCCAGTAAAACCGTATTAGCAAGGAGCATATTCAAATGAACGACATATCAGCATTTCCAACCACACTATTTGAGCATGGAGGAGAGTCAAACGGCATGACCCTGCGTGATTATTTTGCAGCTAAGTCGATAACGTGGTTCTTGACCGCGTTGGAGAATGAGGGCTTAGAAGACCCTGTACTACTTCGCCAGTTTGCAGCCGAGAGTGCATACCGACTAGCAGACGCAATGATGAAAGCGAGGGAAGCATGAACCAAGAACTAATGGACATGGCTAAAGCCTCTGGTGCTATGGCTGACCACATGACATGGGTAGAAAGAGATTTGTTACCCGTGTTTGAACGCTTTGCCGCCCTAGTAGCAGCAGCCGAGCGTGAGGCGTGTGCGAAGGAGTGTGAAGAATGGGGCGGCTTTAAAGATGGATATAGCTGTGCAACAATAATTCGAGCAAGAGGAGAAACAAAATGAACCACTTAAAGAACGTATGGGAATGGCTGATAAACCACTGGGTAATGCCGACCCCTGCGGAACTGATCGCCGAAGAACTGATACAAGCGCAGCGCACCAAGCTACGCCATCAATCGAGCATGGAGTACCACACCGCCATCGTTGCCTACAACGTGGCACGGATTAAACGCCTTGAGGGGTTAACCGCAAAGCAGGAGGTGGTGGAATGAAAGACCAAGACGATAACATCCAAGTTTACCAACGCCCTTGGGTAGGGCTGACGGAACGAGAAGTCGATGAGTGTTACGAATTGGTGATGTTTAACCCTGACATAGAACCAACAAGAGTTCTTGTTTATCAAGCCATCGAAGCCAAACTCAAGGAGAAGAACACATGAGTTACATCATCGCATCATTACCCCCGCTTAAATGCTTTGTCAGGCGTGAGTTTTTATACAACTTTACAAAGGGGCATGGGGAACTTGAACCCGCCGTATGGGTTAGCCTAAAAGCCCTGCGTGGTCAAGTGTTCCGCATCGAGTCGCTACTGCCTGCCTATGGTGCGCTGTACGACAAGCTACCGATCCATGCCTATGTGTGGCAAGCGGAGCATGGCGACCTTCCCATCGACACCTTGCAACTGTGGGACTGCATGGGCTACCGATTCACCATCGTGGAGAAGATCGGCTTACGCAACTTGGGCGTGAAGTTTTTGGGCAAAGATAAGCAATGGCACTTTGGGCGTTACCTGTTTACGGTGGACTTTTGCGCCGATGGCATGGACTTGGACACAGGGTTTACTGAGCAGGCCGAGGAGCATAAATCCTTTAACTGGATCGCCTTGGACAATGGTCAGTTTGCCTGCCAGCCCAATAATCGCTGCCTGTGGTACGACCAGTCATTGATTCCTGCGGAGACAAAATTCCCCGACTTCCAAGCCGCACAAAGGTTCTGGACGGTGGACGGTACACGCAAGTGGAGCGCAGGGGACGACTGGTTTTATACAATTGAGGAGAAAAACACATGACCATCAAATTAGTAGTTAACTTTTGCGATACACCCAAGACCATTCATGCTTACTGAAAAAGAACAAAAGGAAATTGTTGAATTGGCAAAAACATTTGCTAAAGCATATTACGATGACAAGACTCTTGCCAAGCGCATCGGTCAACGATTCAACAGTAAGACCAAGGCTATACAACAAGCCCAGAATAAACTAATCGAATACTTAAAGGAAGCAGGATGAGCGACTTACCTAACTTTGCAGCATGGTCACATGAGAACCTTGCCCAGTTCTCCATTGATGCCTATCGCAAGATGCAGCAGCAACAGGACACCATTGAGCAGTTGCAGGGTGACTTCAAGGATGCTATGGTTGAGTTACGCAAACTGTCTAGTGCCAGCCTTGTCGATAATCAACGCTGACCCACGGGGTGTGCCGCCATCCACATTAGGGATGCTGATGTGTGTCCAGCGGTCGTACTCACGGATGATTTGATCGAATGGTAAACCCGCAGCAATCACAGCACGGACTACCTCATCGGGGGTAACGCCGGGTACACGAAAGTCGGCAGCGCAGCCGTGACGATGCTGGCTTGAATCTTTGCTGCCCACAGCGTCATTGACCTGTTTGCACCGAAAGGCAGAGTTAATCATCACGGGCTTGCCACCAAGGGTATCTTTGACCTGTTCCAGCAATTGTGCCAAGCGTTGCAAGTTGCTGATTTCCTCTTGGGTTGGGCTGTTGTCAAACTCTCGATGGTCGGTGACGGTCAATTCTGCAAGGGTGAAGTGTGGGCTTAGGTTCATTTTGCTGCCTTTGACAATAAATCTGTTTTAGCCTGAGAGCCTGCCGATGAGCCAAAATAATAAGAAATGATGCCTGTCCAAGCCGTACCCAGTGAGCCAAGCATCATTAAAATAGCGGGGTTGCTGCTGTCAATTTTGTTAAAAAACATCATCCCCATAATACCGAAGAAGCCGACAGTCACAGTGCCAGCCAGCAAGGGCGGCACAATTGACTTGGTTGAGGCTTGCATATCCCGCGCTGATTTGCGGTCTTCAACTTCCAACTTTTCAAAGTTAAGGCCAAGTTCCTGCGCTTGTTTCTGCAATTCAATCTCCGCAATTTTTACTTGGGCAATTTGTTCTGCTGAAAGTTTGTTGTTTGATATTAGGTCGCCAACTTTGTCAGGGTCAACGCCTATGGCTTTGGAGATAGCAGACACAGCCATGCCAGCCAACGGGCCACCCATTGCGGTTGCAATAGTAGGTGCAATTTGTTTTAACCAGTCCATTATTGTTTACTCCTTGAAAGCATGGTTGCAGCAATACTCAGCATGGTTCGTGCTGATTCTAAGTTTTCGGGTTCGGTTTCCCACCCCACGGTTATCTGCCCCACAAACCGCCCCGGCTCTGGTGGAACACTGATTCTGCAAGTGAAGGTCACGCCCTTGTTGATGTACCAAATACCCATTTCAGACTGCGCTGTGCGGTACTCACCGCAAGGGATTTCGTTTGCCATCAATTTAACAACGTCAGCATTGTTGGCTGCGTTGTTTGTAAACAGGCCAACATCCAGCCCGTCATTGGTTTTATCCCGTCCGTCCTTGGCATAGGCTCGGTGCAGCACACGAGTGCCAAACATAGGGTTGACTTTAAACACCGCAACGATAGTGGCGTTGGTGGTCTTGAACAGGTGGGCGGAGGCGTCCTCCACCCTGTCCTCGGCAATGCTGGGTATCTTCTTGGATTCTTTGTAAGCCCCAATCAGCAAGTCTTGGTTTGTGTACACAAAATAACCAGCAAAAGCAACTACGCCCATGACAAGGATGGCGGCAAGTTTAAATGGCGAATCCACATACCCAAGAACTTTGTCAAGGGTTGAATTGGCGTTTAAAGTTCCTTCGCTCACAACTTTCCTTTCATTGCAATTACACCCCAAGCCACTAGCATAAATATGGCAGCGGCTACCAGTATGCAAAGCCCCATTGTGATGGCTTCGTCAATCTCTTGCTTGCGGTTCTTAGCCGCTTTAGCATCTAGTATCTCTTGCGTTCTGCGCCGCTGCACAATCGAATTGCGCTCCAATACGATCTGCGTCCACAAGGCACTTTGACCTTGGTTTATAAAGTGCCACTTCAGTTCTTCCTCGGCCTTGTTTAACTCATGCAACTGCATGACGGTACTCATGGCCTGACTGGTGTCTGAACTGTACTTCTTCTTTGGGTCTTTGACCGCTTCCTTGGCTACCTTGTCCTTGGCATCAAAGAACTTCATCACATCGTTTGTGATGCCTTGGACATCCTTGCCCATTTTTATAGCAGCTTGGATACCTTTTATAGCACCCTGTGCTATGGCAAATGCGCTAATTGGGTCGATCATTCTTGACCTCCAGAACCCAGCGGCACACCCTCCCGTCTTTGTCTAGAAACTCATTAGCCCCATACTTTTCTTGCGGCAGCACGACACGGCACACCAGCACGATCTTTTGTTCCGTGTTGGGCCAAGGTATCTGTGCTAATGCAACATCAATCACTTG